TGAAGCCCACTTGATGATCGAATCGAGCACAGCACGAATGATTTCATAAATCACTTCGCGCCCGCTTGCTCGCTTGTCACGCCGTTGTCACGCGCTGCAAGCAAGCCAACGCCAGCCATGACAGCGGCGGCCACCGCTCCCCAATCAGGTAGTGTGAGCGGGTCGGCGTCGAACAGAGCGCCAACCGCGGTACCGAGTGCGACGACGATGGCAGCGATTCCGGCGGTAGTAGTTCGCCAACTCATTTCATTCCTCTGAGGCGTTCAACCTCGGCTTCAAGGTATCTGACTCTTTCGCTCAGCATCGCGATAGTTTCGCGGAGACTTGCGATTGTGCCATGCAACCACGCGCTCGCCGTCAACACGGCAACGAATGGTGCAACGAGTTGTGCGAGCTCGGGAAATGTCATCTTCGCTCCCCTGGATCTAGCGAGTACATAGAAACTGCTGCAGTTCCGGTGATTGCCTGCACCTCAATGTTGACAGGAGCAATCACACCGAGATCAACCACGGTTCCTGTGATCTCTCCGAGAATGACGAGGTTGTTTGCAGTGTCAGTTGACACACGCAAAAAAATATTGCTGCGAGCCTGGATAAACAAACAGCGCTTTTCACTATTTGAACTCAGCGTAGTCCACCCAGTGTTTGGAACCGCATCGTTGAATCCCTCGATTTTCAGGCTCATGATTCCCCCGGATCAATCGAATAAACGGATACGTTCGTGGCTGTGCTTGCACTGTTTGCGACCGCGTATAGCGTTGATGGATCGGTAACCCCTAGGTCATATCTCGCAAGCGCTCCGCCAGCTAAACGAATGTAATTCGTTCCCAAATCGTTGTTTGCCAATCTGATATCTGCAAGCGGTTGTATGTAGATGCGTCGATTTTTTACGCTTGACGCGAGCGCTACGTATGCGCCAGTACTGTTATTGACAGCGGTATATGCGTGGATTTTTAGTGGCATGTTTTCTCCAAAGTTTTTCAGCACGTGCCATCAATTGCGTTCTCAACAGCAAACACCCAAATGGGTGTGCCGTTCAAACGTCGTGCAGGATACAGAAGTACATACATACCAACCGCAACGGGCTTTACTTGAAATCCCGCAGGCACGTTGGCGGGGTCGATATTCGGCCCGATGAATGATGCAGTGTTCGCGGCTTCGTTTGTGTTCAGCGCTTCGCCGTAGTACCACGCCTCAGATACGGGTACTTCGAATATGTATCGGTTCGTATTACCGATATTTGCTTGCGTCCACGTGTACAGCCATCGGTTGACTTCAGGAGACGGCAGCGCTGTAGCGCCCGTGATCTTTCCAAGAATGAAAGGCACCGTATCGAGCTGCGCACGCTCCCTTGATTCTGACGGTAACGCGGCAGCCATCTGTGCCGTGTTCGTCGCCTGCACGCGTTGTGAGTGCGTTTGAATCATGGGTAACTGATGAAACTTCCTTCCTTAGCAATTGCAGCTGCGACAGTAGCGTCGCTCGAAAGATCATATATAAGCGAGAAATTCGCCGTGCTGCGCACCAGCGATTTCCAAGTTACAACGTTCGCGGCACCGTTTGAATCAAGCGCTGGCTTTCCCCAAACGTCGGTCTTTGGTTGCTGCTCGCAGCCAAACCACAAATCCCACTTGAGGTTGAAGGTTGCGCGGTAGTACTCGTCGCGCACGTGCGAAACGCTTGCGGATTCGCAGTACACCTGATTCGCGGTTCCCCATTGATTGAAAGCTGCGCTGTTCCACTTGCCACGCAAAGTATCTATTCGGTCATACACCGTTACCAAGGTGCGCGACGAATTGACGCCTGAAACGTCGGTAATGAGCGATATACGTACGCTCATCTGCGGAACCAGCGCTTGAATAGGTTTCCCTGCGTAGTCCACCTTAGTTCCGCCAATATCGGCGGTGGTGTTGAGGTCGGCGCTCGGCTGCGTCGTGAATGACGGTGAGCGATACATCAGCACGCTACGCGGCGTCGCATCGTATTCAACCTCTACAGGCAACTGCAACTTGGCGAGCCCCGTAGCCACGTTCCACGTGTAGAGCTGATCGTAACGCGCTGTTACGTCAAACACCGATGATTCATTTCCTGGCACTGGCTGCGCTGTGACGCTGCGCAAGCGCATCATCCCCATGCGCTCGGTTAGCACCATCGACGCGCGAAGCGACGACAGCGGCGCACCGAACGCACCGAGCACCAGTGCCATTTGCGTATCGTTCTCGACATTGACGCTGCCATCCATCACCACGCGCCGCACTACGGTGTAGGTCGATGCCTGCGAGGGGCCGCCTTCGTTGAAATTCTGAGCAACGATGGCACTGCGAGTTATGGCGGTAGCTACTGGCATTACTTAGAAATCCACCTTGTGATGTCCATCATCCAACTTGGAATTTGATTCATAAGGCCGACGGCTTTGTTCGCGTCTGCCATCGCATCGCCTGACATCATTTGAGATCGACCAAGCGCTCCAGCTTGTCCAAGGGTAGCGCCGCCGATGAGCGCACCGACTTCCGTGGCAACCGCTTTCGGCAGTTCGTTGATGATGACTTCCGCGAGGCTACCGCCCTGCGTAGCGAGCCCTTGAGCGAACGCCTCGCCGATCCCAATTCCTGCACCAACGCCTTGCGTCGGTGCTCGCGCAGTAATCTGCTGCGCAATCATTCGACTGAAACCAAGTTCTTCGATGCGCCTGCGCTGATCGCTCGACGTTTCCTGTACCGCCGCGGCAGCACGCTTGCGCACGTCGGGAAGCATTTGCACCGCACCGATGCCCGCTGCGCCCGCGCCGAGCGCGAGGCCTGCGACGCCGAGGCCAAGCCCCATGCCACCCAATGCGCCGATTTGCGCGAGGCCGCCAAGAGCCCCGAGGCCGCGCCCACCAACGCCAAGCGTGTTGAGTGCACCACCGACTTTGGTCGATTGAGCACCAAACGACCGCAAGCGCTTGCTCGTTTGCTCGGCGGCAGCATTCAATCGGTTGAGCTCACGACGCGCGGCATCGGTGGCCGCCTGCAGCCCCTTTGAGTCGCCAGTGATGGCAATATTGATGCGGTTGATTTTAGCCAAGGCCAGATTCCTTTATTGCCTTTTCAACCTCAGGCTCAACGTACTGCGGGGCCATCGCGCTGAGAACTGGTCGCCATTTCTTGATCCAATTGCGCGGCCGTGAATATCCGACTTGCACAAAGTTCATCGCCTTACCACGCTCGCCGCGCTGCTTCAACAGAATCTTCTCAGCTTGCGTTGTGGCGCGTTTGATCGCGTGGCCGTTTTCAAGCCAACCGTGGTACCAGTGCGGTGTCAGGTAGGAACCGTCGATGCGCTTGACGCCTACTGCGATCCATTGCACGAGGCCCCTGCTGTAGCCTTTCACCTTAGTGGCAACCGACCATTTCAAGTGCACGTTCGGCCGCACTGCTTTCCGCACGTACTCAGTTGCAGTCGCGCGGCCAAATGGCGCTGTAGCCTCAAGCGTTTTCTTTGTGAATCGTGACCATTTGCCAAGCCCGCGACGCATCGCGTTGCGCGCATCTTTTTGACTGAGCTTCAACAACTGAGCGTTGATTCGCTTAATCGCTCGCTCGTCGATTTCGCAGCCAATCGCAAATGTTTGGCCTTTGAAGTTTGGCAGCGATGTCATGCGATAGCCCCTTGTGTCCGTGCGTTGCGAGAAAGACCGCCAACGGAGTTCCCATCGTCACCTGCACTTGCGCCGCACTCAGGATTTCGCGTGCGGCGCTGGCAAGTCCAATCCCTCCAAATACAGCGGCTCAATCAATCGAGCTAGCCGCATGACGAGCGGTGCGTTACAAATCTCTTTGACGTATTCAATCGACTTGAACGCTTGGCGGCCGTTCTCATCGAGCGTGTGCTGCCAGACGTACCACGCGGGCATGAACTCGCCGCGAGATTCGGCATCCTGCGCTGCGATGAAATGAGCGACGGTCGGCCTCGATAGCATCACGTCCTTGCCGTCGAATTGAACGACAGCAGGACGAGATAGAAACGCATCGACGATTGATGGTGTCATGCGACCACCGTGATGGCGTTTTGGCTAAAGAGGAGCGTAGCGGTCAATCGTGCTACGTCGTTCGGCGCAACACTGAGCGACGCTTCCTGCACAAAAGCATTTCCTTTGATGGATTTTCCTGTTGCCCAAACTACCTCAACATCTTCGATCATTGTGCCAGCGCTGATATTTGAAAGCGCGGCGGCGTTTGAGCTTCCGGAATCGTAGAACACCTCGATTTGCACAGTGCCCTCAAGGAAGCCCTGCACGTGGTGCTTGTGAGCGTCGCCGACTGCGGTGACGTCAATCTGTTGACGCGTCACGGAAACGGTTGCGGCGCTCACATCGACGATTACTGCGGCATCAAATTTCACGCTTGCTGCTGTAGTTGGTGATGGCATTAGGGGCCTTCCTGATAGATCGTGAATTGACTCGTGACAATGTACAGGCCCGCCTCATCGCCGTTCTCGGCGACGGGTTCCTGCACAGTTCCGTATTGATTACAGATGATTGTAGCGCCTGCGAGAAGCGCCACGTTGTTTCGTATCTCATCATCAAGCGTAGTCGCAGCACTAACGCTGTCGCTAATTGCATTGAACGTCACATCGTAGGCAGACAGCGTGTTCGCGTTGCCAAGCGCCACGCGGGTGCCCGATTGGATTTCAAATGTAATCGCAGGAAGCGTCGACGTCTGTAGCCGAGTGCCGTAATAGATTCGGCGCACCGCCGAGGTTTGATTCTCAAGCGTTCCGATGATGTCGGAAATCAGAGACGTAGCGCTCATAGGATTTCGGTGCAGTCAATGACTGCCACGCGCCTCCGCTGATCCATGTCACGGATTCCGTTGATACGCAACACCTTCGTGCCGTACTGCAAACGGTCGATCGCAGTGATCGACAACCTTGCAATGTTCGGCCAGCGCGTACGGATTTCGTACGCCCCGACCACGGCAACGCCGTCACCGTAGGAAGTCTCTACTGGTGCCGACTCGCGAACGTCACAAACGATGGTGCCGACCGTTGTGAAAGTCGTGTTTCGCCTTCCAAGCGAAACCGACGTATTCGTTGGCGCCCTAAGCACCGACAACCGAAAGCGTGTGAGGCCCGATGAAATCATCGGAATGGCCCCCGCACTCGCAGGTGCTCAAGCATGAACTGTGCGCCGAGCGGCACGACCGAAAGCGCAACAGGCTGTGCAGCTTCGGGGTTGTTGTAGTACAGGCCGACGAGGCTGATGATCGCTTGCACTACTTCGTTTGGTTCGCTGCTGTAACCGCCGACGTAGGTAACGGTCGCAAGCGTGCCGTCTCTCATCGCAGGTTGGTCGAGGAATTCCAACGCGGAGAGATCCTGCGACGTGTCTACCCAGTAATCGGTGCCACTGGTCATGGTCACAGTTGAGCCGCCAGTATTGGTGTACGTCACCGAGGTGAGCGATACGTACGGCTGCACTGCGAACACGGTGCGTTGCCATTCTCGCAGGTACATCGTGCGACTTGACTGGGTGAGCGCCAGTCCTGTGTAGCGCTCAACCCATGACGTGGCAACACCGATGAGCCGAGTCAATTCGGTGTCATCGTCGGTGTAGTCGATCTTGAGTGCGGCCTTGACGGTCGCAAGTGTGACAGCCATAAAAGCGACTGCGCAGTTTCCCGCGCAGCCGCCAGGGTAAGAAAAGATCAGCTTGCGTTCACGCCATAAATTGCGGCGAAGGCCTCAGGCTGCATGATGCGCGAATCCGTTCGCACAGTCATGTACAGCGTGGTGCGCTGATTCGCTGCACCGCTGTACGGGTCAATCATTGAGGTCATTCCAGTGCGGTCAAAGATCTCGAAATAGTCCCAGTTGCCAACGATGAAGAACGCATTGCCGCGTACGTTTGCAGTCGTTGTCGCAGACTGTGTAGTTGGCACGTACTCGCCGATGTAGTACGGAATACCAAGAATGGTTCCTGGATTTCCACCGCTAATTCCTGCGGTTTCGTTGATCTTCCAAATGTAGTCTGTGGTGTTGACCTTCAGTTTGCGCACGACCTTGATGAGCGTATCCGAGGTGAGGATTCGGAAATTACCCGTGCGGTACTGCGGTGCAACAGCGTGCACGCAATCAATAAGGTTGTCGCCTGTGACATCCGAAGCACCTGCGTCTTCAGCGAGGGCAACGCCCTGATTTATAATGCGGTTCCCGTTGGTTGACGCCCACGCGGTCGAGGATGTATCTCCGATGCCTTGCGGTTGGGAACTGCCAGTACCGACGGTGTAGTACTGATCCATGATCTTGGCGAGCGAGACACCGCAGCGATCAGCGACGTACTGTAAACCAGTTCCGATCCCGCCAGTGCCGATGGCGTCCTCGATAAATTCCTGAGACATCGTCGTTGCACAAACAAACTTGTAAGGAACTACAGACACAGACGCAAACGCTGAATCGCTTGCGCTAATCGCTCCTTCTTCCGCGACGAGTGCAGACGTTGGAAGTGAACCTTCAATTGTGATAGTGCGTTTACTATCAATGGTGGTTACCTTCCCAAGTTGACGAAGCACCGATGCTTGGTACATGCGCTCGACAATTCGGCGCTCCATGTCCGTCGGAATACCGGCAGACGTAGTGCCCGTTGTAAGCACTCGCATTTCTGCTGCATCGCCGCGAGCGACTGCTGACAACCACCGCTGCGCGTACTCGGCGCTGCTGCGATCTTCAATTGCGTTACGCGACACAGTCGCCTTGAATTGTGGTGCCGCAAGCCGTGCCTCAAATTCAGCGGCGCGGTCTTCCGCTGCACGACGTGCAGATCGTTCCTGGGCAATGCGCTCGACCATGTCAAGGTCAGCGTCGATGCGTGCAATCTTCTCGCGCTCTTCACCGCTACCGCGGCGCTCGACGTGTTGCGTTTGTGCACCAGTGCGAGCGGCGAACCCGTCAAGCGTCTTGCGGTATTCGTGAACTACGTTCTCAAGATTGTTCAACTCTTCAGACATTGCAACCTTCCATTCTGTGCTTGTGAATTTCGAGCCGCAAACGCGCGGCCTCGACTGCGGCCGCGTGAACGTCACGCAAGCTCGAATTAGTCTTATCTCCGTACGCAGCATCAACCACAACGCTCAACTCAACGAGTCGAGCAGCAGTGACTGTGCGTTCTGTGCGTCGTGGGTTCCACTCGTCTTTGTCGACGTAGAAACCAAACGACATTTCACCGCTTAGGTCGCCACGTTCGAGCAATGCGCGAACGTCGCGCCCGATGCTTGTATCGGCGAGGTCAGCGGAGAAGCGAAGCCCTGCAGCGGTGTCGGTCAGCGCGAGCGTTCCGCTGCGCGTGCGCGCGAGCAACGCGCTCGCGTCGTGGTTGAAAAGCAGTTTGATGTCAGCGCCTGCAAGCTCGCCGAAAGCGCCGCGTGTAATTCGCTCGCGGAACTGCGGTGCAAACGGTTCGCTGATTTCACGACTCCACTTGCCGTACGGAATCGCAAGCCCTGCGAGCATGCGGCCTGCTGGCGCTGCAATTGAAACGCTGCGACGTTCAAGCGAAATCATCTACGCTCCCCGCTTCCTCGCTTGTATCGCTGCCGAGGTTTGTAGTACCTCCGCCAGTACCCATGTTCTTGGCGACGATTGGTTCGTCAAGGCCCGGAAGCGGTGCGAGGTCGAGCCATTCGCGTGCTTCGTTACGCGTGATGATTCCGGATTCCACGCCAGTGCGAAGGGCTGCAAATTGTTCGGCAAGCGGTGGCTGCGAAATACTGTCTGCATCGAATGACGCAGTTCCAAACGGCGAAAGCTTCGCAACAATTTCAGCAGACCACGCAGAGAACCAATGTGAAAGGCACGAGTCAACGTATCGGCGCGATGTCCATTCCATCGTGCCGTACGCGCCGCTCATGCCGCTTTGCTCGTTGAGATACGCCGCGGGCACTCCAAAAATACGGCTCACATCCTCAATGCTGTAGCGCCGCGCCGCTGCGATTCCAGAATCGTCAAGCGTGCTGCTGATGCGCTCGACTTTCATACCCTCGGCAAGCACAAGCGGCTTGCCTGCGTTCGCGGCGCCCGCGTGGTGTTTCATGTAGTCCTCTACCACCATTTGCCGAGCAGGCGCACCCATCGGTCCTTGCGCGACGATTGCAATTTTTGGATTGCCAGCGTTTTTCATCACCTCAAGTTGTGATTGTTCCTGCGCGGCGAGCACTTGCAGCGACGTGCGGCACAATCGCACAGGTGATTCACCCCACAAGCCATCGAGCCCGACGGCACGAATGTGCAGCATCGATGACATGGGAACGTCGCCGTATAGCCTTGTCTTGTACACGGGCTCGGGCTTTGTGAGATCGAGCGATACGCTTTCGATGTCGAGCGGCAGCAGTTCAAGAAGGTCGCCGCCGAGCGTGCGATTGATGACAGCGAATGCATTGCCGTACAGCAGTGCTTGCATTGTCAGCGAGCGGCGGAACTCGAATCCGTTCTGCCATCGGTTTGGTTGCGCGAGCAGCCGCGTCACGATGTCGTTTGATGCTGTAAACGGAACGCGTGCGACGTCGTTTGAAATCAGTGACGCAGCGCGATACACAGGCGTGTATGCAAGCGCGGTGCCTGGCGTAATGGACGGCATGCCCGCCACGTCAAACGACGTCGGGAGGATCACGCCGTGCGTCCCCCAGTGGCCTAGCCATCGTTGCAACATTTCACGCAGCATGTGCGTATTTGGTGGGCTGCAAGCGTGCAGCATTGCACCTAAACGCTATTGTTTGAAATATTGTTCGGCTTCCTCATCGTAGACTGATCGTTTGGCGCCACCCCAGATATGGGTGGCGATGATCGCGGCCACGAGCGGATCAATTGCACAGAACTCGCGAGACTTGATCGGGCGGATGTTTCCATTCTGATCGCGCTTCGCATGCGCATCGGCGCACGCGCGGCGCAGGATGGGATCGTCGCCGATTACAAGGCGACTGCCCGCCCACAGATTCTGAAATAGGTTGCAGCCAGGCCCGAACGTCGCGATACCCATGCGGTAGACAAGCAACGGCACGCCGTCGGCCTGTAGCTGCTCGGCAAGGTATTTCGAGCCCCAGGCGTCGTAGCCAACCGCTTTGATATCGAATTCGTCACGCAGTGCGATGATTTGAGCTCGCACCGATTCGTAGTCAATCTCGCGGCCTGGCGTGAGGGTAATTTTTCCATCCTGTGCCCACGAGCGAATCGGGTAGCGGTAGTCGAGCTCGCGTTGCGCGACGTCGGCGCGAGGCCACCAGTAGTGCCCTCGAAGCGCCACGCGGCCGTTGTCAAGCGGAACGGCGACTACCATGGCCGTCATGTCTAGCGACTTGGATAGGTCAAGGCCAACCCACGCAGCCTTGCCGCGCAGCGATTCCCAGTCAATGCGCTGACCGCCAGGCCACAACGACATATCGAGCCAACCGCCTGTGTTCTCGTCGCAGCGTGCGGCGTGATAGCGAGCGAATTCACCGCGCCCCATGGCGCTGCGTTTCATCGTGTTCCATGATCGCTTGAGGCTCACGATGTCGGGTTGGCCGTGCTCAATGCCTGGGTTTGCCTTGACCCACGTAGACTCGTCTTCAAGCGGGTCGGTTGGATCGAGGCCGTACAGCATGGGTAGTACGGTGTCATCATCGAGCTCGCCGCTAAGTATCGCTTCGGCTTGCTTCACGAGTTCCGCGTAGTGGTTCTCAGGGTTGCTACCTGGAGTCGTGATGATCACGCCAGTGCTTTCGCGGCGCTTCGCGCCTGTCGTCAGAAGCTTGGTGAGAAACCTACCCTTGAATTCCGCGGCCTCATCCGCGATCCACAGCGAGGGGTTGAGCCCGTCGAGGCTTCGCTCAAGCGCAGGTAGCGCCGTCATTTGACAGTCATGCGCGGGCCGCATCACGGCGTGCGCTCGCGCGATCAGCGTAGGATCAGCGAGGCGGTGCGCCATCGTGCGAGCCGTATCGAGGCAGATAGCCGCTTGCTCCTCGTTATTAGCGATGACGTGTACGCGGCGTCCCTCGCCTGCGAGCAGGTCAAACAGCGCCAGTCCCGCCATCAACGTCGTCTTGCCGTTGCCGCGAGCGACCTGCACCAGCGCTAAGCGGCACCGCCGACGCCCGTCGGCGAGGCGCCAGCCGACGATATTCGCCAGCACAAACAGTTGCCACGGGTGCAACGCGAACGGCTTGCCGCTGTCCTCGCCGACGAGATTTAGCGAGGCGAAGTGGTCGGCGAGATGCTGCACCTCAACCCACGACATGACGAGATCGGTGCGCTCAAGGTCGCGGTGAAACCGCTGCGCGGCGGCATAAATCCAACGTCCGGCGGGCGTGCGGCCGTCAATGACGGCATTGACGTAGGCAAGCACAGCAGTACGCGCACAGATTACGTCGTG